GCCAAAGAAAGTGGCTACAGCTTTGATGATATGAAAAAGCTAGTAAAAGAACATGCAGGATTACTTATAGAAGATAATTATAAGTCTTTTGCAGAATGTGATAAAGATGAATTAAGTATGGCTATTCAAGCCTGTATAGAGATAGGAGAATTTTATAATGTTAATCTTCACTAGATTTAGATACTTTTGCATCTAAAGCTTTTTTAAGATCATCTTCAGATATATCTTTTTCAATAAAAGATTTTGTTTCAATAGCTTGTTTTTCTATTTCACCAACAAGAAGAGTTAATGTATAAAAAGTTCTTTCCTCATCAGTCATTTCTTCATATTTTTTAGATATAACTGATTTTATAAAATTTTCTGGATTTACAGAACTATCATGCAATTTTGTAAAAGCTAAGTATAAAGCAGATTTAGACATTAAATAAAAAGTTTTATTTACTTTAACATTTAAGATAGCATCATCTTTTAATTCTTTTGCTTTTATAGATTCCATTTTATTAATTTTAACAAATATAAAAAAAATATGACAAAAACAATAGATATAGAGGATATTAAACAAAAAATATTTAAAAAATTAGAACCATCAGGTTGGAGTAAACCTCTTAAATCTTTTATATTTAGTTCTGATTTTGAAACTATAATTAGACAATTAGTAACATTATCTAAAGATGGTAAAAGATTTACGCCTAAATTAAGTCAAATATTTAATGCATTTGAAGAATGTCCATATGATGAGCTTAAAGTTATAATAATAGGACAAGATCCTTATCCTCAACTTGGAGTAGCAGATGGTCTTGCATTTAGTTGTGGCAATACTATGAAACAAGAACCTTATTTAAAAGTTATTTTAGATGAAGTAAATAGAACCGTATATGATGGTGTGGGTGAATCACATGATCCAGATCTTACTAGATGGGCAAATCAAGGAGTATTAATGTTAAATACTGCACTTACAAGTACTGTAGGTAAACCAGGAAAACATTATCCTATATGGAAACCTTTTTTAGCTTATTTATTTGATCATCTTACATTTGGTCATACAGGACTTGTATATATTTATATAGATAATGAAGCGAAGGAATGGACAGATGTAGTACATGATATGAATTATAAATTCATTTTAAATCATCCTGGTAATTCTTTATATAATGAAAAACAACAATGGGATTGTAAAAATGTATTTATAGATGTTCAAAAGATTTTGAAAAAAAATAATAATTATTCATTAATTTGGTAAAATGCAAGATATATTTAATAGACTAATAGAACAAAGTATAACACCTAACTCACTTTATGTATTACACTGTATACAAAATAAAATTTCAGTTACTAAATTAGTTAGTAGTAGTTTAGAAATCAATAGATTGCAGTCAAATGATTGGTTAAAAGAAGACTTGACTCTTACAGATAAAAGCATTATCTTTATGGAAGAGTTAAATTCTTATTTTAGGAAGAGTAAAAAGAAAAGTTCTAAAGATTTAATGGGAGATAATTTTGTTATAGGCATTAATACATATAATGAATTGTTCCCCGCTAAAAAACTAGGAAGTGGTAAATATGCAAGAACTAATGTAAAAAACTTAGAAACAAGTTTTAGATGGTTTTTTGAAAATTATGATTACACATGGGAAACTATATTAAAAGCTACTAAAAAGTATGTTTTTGAATATAGTATGAAAAATTATGAATATATGAGAACGTCACAATACTTTGTTAGAAAACAAAATAATTCAGATAAAACTTTTGAATCAGATTTAGCCAATTACTGTGATATGTTCTTACATAGATTAGATGGATCTGGCGAAGATGATCAAATATTCAAAGAAAAAATAGTATAATTTGGAACAGTTTAATAATGCAAAGCCTTTAAAGGCTATTAGTAAAGTACGTGCCTATGAGAAAGCTCTCTTAGAAATGAGAGGCAGAATGGACGGTAGGATTAAGAGTCTTAAAACTGCATGGCCAAAGTTTAATGATGCTACACTAAATGGTTTAGAATGGAATACACTAACAGTAGTTGGTGCTAGGCCTGGTGTTGGTAAAACTTTGTTCATGGAACAGCTCGTTACAGAAGTTATTGCTCTTAATAAAGATCAAAACTTTCATGTCTTACAATTTCAATTTGAGATGCCTGAGAAAACTCTTGGTATGAGAGCATTTTCTGCTATAACTCAAAAAGACTATGGTGTTCTTCATAGTAAGTATGAACCTTTACAAGAAGAAATTTATGATAAATGCAGACAATACACTAGTACACTAAATAAAAATAATAGAGTTTTTTCTATTTATAGACCGTGTACTGTTAATGAATTCTGTGCAAGTATCCATTATCACTTTGAACAACATGTTATAGAAAAAGATGGTAAGAAGATATACCCAAAATTATTAGTAACAGTAGATCATTCAGCTTTATTTAAAAGAGATAAGCATGAAAAAGATAGATTTGAAATGCTGTATAATCTTGGTGAAGCACTAACCTATATGAAAAGAAGTTATCCTTTAACCTTTGTAGTATTAAGTCAATTAAATAGAAATATTGATGACCCTAAACGTGCTATGGAAGGTACTTATGGTAACTATGTTTTAGATTCTGATTTATTTGGAGCTGATGCATTGTTACAACATGCTGATGTAGTAGTAGGTATTAATAAACCTGCTGCTAGAAAGATTAGATATTATGGACCTGAAAGGTTTCAAATAACTGATCCAGAAACTCTTATATTTCATTTCTTAAAATGTAGAAATGGAGATACTAGAATGAGTTTCTTCAGATTAGATAGAGATACTATAAGAATAATAGAAATGAATACACCAAGCAATACACAAACCAATACAAATATTAAAATATGAGTACAAGACAAGAGAATCAAAAGATTCTTATGGCAACACACTTGCCCACATTTAAAAGGTTAAATATTATTGACCCTTTATTTATCGCTAAGTCTGCATGGGCTCCTCCAGGAGAAACACTTAAAATGCAATTTTTTCCTAGTGAATTAAAACAAGGAAAAGATATCTATACAGAGCTTAGTGATTTTAATGGAGTATCAGAAGATATTAACCACACATTGTATAAATTAAAGCATAATCCTTTTTATGCAGAGGAATATCCTCTAGAACAAAAGACTAGTAAGTCTGGCAATGATTATGAAGTATATGTAGTTCCTATTGAAGAGTTAATTGCTATTGATAAGAAAACAGGTAAAGAAATACCTTATAACTCTTATCAAGATTATATTAAGAATCCTCCTAAAGAAGAAGTAGAAACTCAAGAAGCTGATTTTCCAAATTTTGCTAAAGAATATCTTGAAGTAAATCTCAAACCAAAAGCAGAAGATGCCCCAGGATATGTTCCTTGGAAACAAGATGAAGAGACTGTTCAAAAGATTACTAAAGATAGTCAGGAATGGATAAAAGTTTTAGAAAGAATAGCAACTGCATTAGAAAAAATAGAAAAGAAAATAAAATGAGTATAGTACTTCCAACAAAAAAAGTAAAAGCAGAAAGAGTTAATCCTAAAAGATTAATTATTTATAGTAAACCAAAGACAGGTAAAACAACTGCGTATGCAGGCTTAGAGAACAATTTAATATTGGATCTTGAAAATGGCAGTGAGTATGTAGAAGCGCTAAAAATGAAGATAAATAATCTTCAAGAGCTTTTAGATGCTGGTAAAGCAATTAAAGAAGCAAATAAACCTTATGATTACGTAACAATAGATACAGTAACTGCATTAGAAGAAATGATAATGCCTTTAGCGCTAAAACTTTATAAAGCTACCTCTATGGGTAAAAACTTTGACGGTGATAATGTAACTACTCTTGCAAATGGTGCAGGATATTTATATATTCGTCAAGCTTTCTTTCAAGTTTTAGATTTTATTGATACATTAGCTCCCCATATTATTTTATCAGGTCATATTAAAGACAAAGTTGTAGATGATAAAGGTGAGTTAGTAATGGCTGCCAATATTGATTTGACAGGTAAAATAAAATCTTTAATATGTGCTAATGCTGATGCTATTGGTTACATGTTTAGAAAAGGTAATCAAACAATTATCAATTTTAAGAATAATGATAATGTAACATGTGGCGCAAGACCAGTCCACTTAAGAGATCAAGAAATAGTAATTTCTGATATGAATGAAAAAGGTGAGATAAAAACTCACTGGAATAAAATATACAAGTAATTAATTAATAACTAAAAAAAACAAAAATCAATGGCTTTAAGTACAACAGATTTACAAGGAGGAACAGGTAGCGGAATGCCCAAAACATTTGGACCAGGAAACCATGAATTGAAAATTAACAGTGTAAGATTAGAAGAGTTTAGATTTATAGAAAATGCTTTTCATCTTATGTTAGAAATGGAAACTAAACCTATAGAAGGTTTTGAAGGATTTATGAAAGATAGAGAAGATGAAAGTAAGGGGCATTATGCTGGCCAAATAGGAAGAGTGAAAGCAAGTCAATATGCTTTTGCTGACGGAGAAACAAAATCAGGTATTAAAATTCAGAGAGATAGATCTATTATGTTATTCTTAAAAAATCTATCAACTGCATTAGGTATTACTGATTGGTTTGCTGAACAAGATAATAAGCATGAAACAATTGAAGACTTTGTAAAAGCTTTTAATGAAACAGCACCATACCAAGATAAATATTTACATATGTGTCTTGCAGGTAAAGAATATGAGAACAAATCAGGTTATATAGCATATGACTGTTGGTTTGCTAAAGCTCAAAATAGAAAGTATGCATATGGATCTAATTCAGAAAGTATACTTGAATATGATGAGTCTAAACATTTAAAAAAGATTGAAAACAAGCCTGTTGAATCTTTTGGAAATGATGATGATTTAACTATACCAATGAAAACAAATTCTGATTTCAACCTAGACTAGTAACTAAACTAGAACATAGTAAAGGGGTGAGTTAGAAATGATTCTCCCCTTTATTAATTAATAAAACTTTTATGATTTCAACTAAAAATTTAATTTCTTCAACAAATGATATACCTACAGGTTGGCCTTTTGAACATTACTTAGGATTATCTGAACACCTTGATGGTCAAGATGTAAAGATAAGATCTATAGTTAATACAAGAGAGCGTACTCCTTCAATGTGTATTTACCTTAATGCTACTACAGAAAGATATTGTTTCAAAGATTTTTCTTCTGGTAATGGTGGTGACTCTGTTGAGTTAGTTAAAGTTTTATTTAATCTAACACGGGGACAAGCTGCTATGAAAATTATAGAAGATTACAATCAATACATTTTAAACAATGACTGTAATCCTATACAAGAATATAAGATTTATAGTAGATATAAGGTAACTGATTATGAAATCAGGCATTGGACAACAATTGATCAAAAGTATTGGACGAAGTTTAATATTGGCTCCAGACTGCTTGAAAAGTATAATGTGGCCCCGCTGCAGTACTATGTGATGACTAAAGAAGATAATGATGGTAAGGAAAGTTCTATTACTATTAAAGGTCTTAGTCTATATGGTTATTTTAAAGATGATGGTACACTGTATAAAGTTTATCAACCTAAAGTTTCTGATAAGAAATTTATAAAGGTTAAAAACTACATCCAAGGATCTGATCAATTGAAATATGATAAAAAGTATCTTATAATAACATCCTCACTAAAAGACTTAATGGCCTTTAACAGACTTAAGTTAAATGATGCAGAATCAATTGCACCTGACAGTGAGAATACTTTGATACCAGAAAGCATGCTTAATAGTATAATACCAAAGTATAAAAAGATAGTTGTTTTGTTTGACAATGATGAAGCAGGTATTAGATCTATGAAAAGATACAAAGAGAAATATGATTTTGACTATGTGATTTTAGATATGGAAAAAGATTTATCTGATTCTATTAAAGAACATGGTCTTACTAAAACTAGAGAGGTTTTATTACCTCTATTAAAAAAGCTGATATGAAAACTTTAAAGAGTAAAATAAAAGATGAAATGTATGAGTGGAGGATTAAATATAAAAAAATGTTTATTCCCTTTAAAAATGATATGATTCCTGAAACTGCAGTAGGATTTGTTTATGTGATGGAGATGCTCAAAGATGGTGAGATGTATGGTTACATAGGTAAAAAAAACTTCTACAGCAAAAGAAAAAAGAAGTTTGGTAAAAAAGCTTTAGCTGCTATAACAGACAAAAGAACTAAGAAATATGAAATGGTCACTAAGTTAGATTATGAAGATTATTTCAGTAGTAACAAAGAATTAAAACAAGGATTTAAAGATGGTTTACATATTAACAGAACTATTATTAAGATTTGTTTTAGTAAAGCAGAGTTGACTTATCAAGAAACTAAAGCTCAATTTCAAAATGAAGTTTTAGAAAAAGATAATTATTTGAATGGAAATATATTAGGAAGATTTTATAAAGGAAAAATATGAATAAAGACGAATTAATAGAGTGGATTTTAAATTTACCACTACAGACATTGACTGATGAGTTAAAAGATGATATTATAGAAAAAATAGATGATTTATGAATAAAGAAGTTTTAAAGAACTTACTAACTATGATGCGGTCAAATGATGCAGACAATCATTATATGGCAATGCAAGCAATTGTAAATCTGGGAGATCCAGCTACTGTAATAGAAGATTACAAAGAAGAATTATTATTCTTATGGTTATATGGTAAACCTCATCTTGAAGATTGGGCAATTATAGATGTAAGAATTACAAGACTATTTCGTGATTTAGTAAACAAACATAGACCCAAAGGAGTAGCTAATGTATATAAGCAAGATTTAAAGCTTAAAGAAAGATGGTTGGGGCATATGATAGGGCCAAATGCTCGCATTAAAAAACCCTGGGTAGCAGAGTTGATGATTGAAGAGATTATCAATGAAAAAAAAAGAATATTTAAAGCTCTTGATTTTAAATTTAAAGAAATCCAAGTAAATATAATACAATGAATAAAAAAGATTCACTGAGTAAAACATCAAAAGACTTGATGTTAAAGGAACCTTATTACGGTTTCTTTTTATTAATGTTACACAAAGCATGGAGCGATAAAGTTCCTACAGCATGTGTATCTAAACACGGTATTAATTTTCAGCTAACAATAGGTGAAAAGTTCTGGACAGATTTGTCAGAAGAACACAGATTAGGATTACTAAAGCATGAATTGCTTCATATTGCATTTAAACATCTCACAACATTTACTATGTTTAGTGATCATAAAATGGCCAATATTGCAATGGATATGGAAATCAATCAGTATATAGATAATGATTGGTTACCTGAAGGTGGTATAGATATAAATGATTATGAAGATCTTAATCTAGATACAAGAGCTGGTAGTAGATATTACTATGATAAGCTTAAACAAGCTCAAGAAGATAAAAAACAAAATGGTTCTTGTGGAGACAAGAATATGGATAAGCTTCTTGATGGTATGGAACAAGATAAAGGTCAAGTTACAATAAGCAATGAAGATGGAGGAGATAAAAATGTTGATATACCTGATCATGAATGGGAAGAGTTTGAAAACATGCCTGAAGCTGAGAAAAAGCTTATTGAAAAGCAAGTCAATAGAATAATGACTCAAGCTCAAGATCAGACTCTTAAGAAAAGAGGTTTTGTACCAGGTGAAATATCAGGTCTAATTACATTAGATGAAATTATACCACCTAAATTTAATTGGAAAGCATATATCAGAAGATTTACTGGTATATCTACTAAAATCTTTACAAGAAAGATTAGGAGAAAAGAGAATAAAAGATATTCTGACAATCCTGGTCTTAAAATAAAGATGAGACAAAACATGCTTGTAGGTATTGATACTTCAGGTTCTGTTTGTGATGATGAATTGAAAGAGTTTATTAATGAAATACACCATTTGTATAAA